TCTAACATCAATGGTTTCTGAAACAGACTTCGATCTAATCTTGATGAATGCATACTCAATATCAAACATTGGGTCACTTTTTTTACCAAGATCACCAAATGTGCAAGAGTGCACTAAATCTAAAACTGCATTGTGTGTTGCAGTATCTGTTTGTTCTTCCATCGCCAGAAGAAGAAGTTTTTCTTCTCTCACAAGAAATGGTCTGAATTTTATCTCATTTCCTGTGGATGGTACTGTCATCATATATTTTGGCACTTCAAGTTTTGGTAAGGCCATAGTATTTTCTCCTATCAATTCAATTGTTATAATTTATGTAATCAATGAGTCCTAGAATTCTAAACCACCAGCAAGATTTCTAGGTGACTGTGAAATATCTGAATCGGCTCGGGGTTCATTAAATGGCGCATCTGACCCATACCTAGATATGTCTGTGGTGTATCTGAACCCAAAATCTATGTTGATTGTTCCAAATGCAGTTGAGGCGGCCGCATCAAAGTCAACCTGTCCAATGGTTATTGGATATGCTTCCCAACACTTAAGACCATATCCTGGCACATCTGTTCCAGTGTTATTTACATCACCATTAGGGATGTTTCCATCTTGATTGCTTACACCATTAGTCCCTTTATTAGTCATACTGTAGATTTCTATTGAACCCTTATACTCATCATAGTAGTTCAGGTTCCAAGTATGCTCATCATACGCTGCTCTCTGCCATGCATCAAATGTTTGTTTCAGTTTAAATTCTTCGTCAAGCAAGAAAGTAATTCCCACACTATTAGCAAAAGTTATACCTGAAACAATATTTCTATTTGGACCATATATGTTAGTATCTTCCACTGTTGAGAAATTAGTGCCCGGCATAAAAACAGTTTGTGCTCTGACCAAAAGGTCTGGTGCATCCATTACTGCACGGAAAGGTCTATTTGCCGGCCCAGGAGGAAAATTTAGACGAACCACAAATTGATTGGTTTTGACAATACCGCCTTTACCGATTGAGTTTCGCAACTCAACAATAGTATTTCTCTTGCCAGGCGTGACATCAAAAGTTCTTCTTAAATTTTGATTAGCCATTAGACCATGCTCCTAGAGTCTGCCCATACTTGACTTGCTTGTGCTTTCTTAAAGTTGTGCACGGGTAGTAGTGCTGCAACAACAAATTCATCTGGTTGAATAATACGAAATTCTGATTTTACAAAACCGTTTAGGTATTTTTTAATAGTAGGCTTCAAAAGACTAATCCTTTTTAATCCCTGATAGTTTACATCATTAGGAAAGTTAACTACCTTATCTAATAATCTCATTCTCAATGGCACAGGTAAGTAATGAAAGTTGATTCCTAAAAATCCACCACCAATTCCACCTATTGGCATCACCAGTGGAAAGGTATCATAATAGGGTAGAGTCAATCTATTTTTAGGTCCATAGACAAACATATTCAATTGGCCAAAAGATGGTGATTTACTTCTTCTACCATCTCTAAGCAAATCCATACGTCCAGGCGTACCAAACTCTTTTATCTTATTCCTATACCATTGTGTTGAGTATTCTTGGCCCTCTGCCGCGTCTAATACCTGACGAATATAATCTGATTGTGCCATAAGACTATTTATAACGAATACCTAAATCATCCTCTGTTAATATCTTGAACTCCATTCCTTTGTCCTCACACCAAGGCACAGCGGCCTTCCACTTTGCTTCATTGACACCCCAAGTCTTGACCTCATTGAACCATCTCTGTGTCTTTTTTTTGGGTGTGGTAGTCGGTGGTTTACATTGCTTCTTCGGCTTGACTTCTATAATCATCTTTTTGACTTTTCCGTCTGCTTGATGAACCTTGATGTAGAAGTCAGGAAAATAACGATGCACTCTATTATCCCAAGGCGATATATAGGGTATGATAATTTCTTCACTACCCCATTCAAGGATAGAGGCACTTCTGTCACAATATTTCATAAACTTCAGTTCCCACAAGGAACGGTATACAATGTTGTTGTGATTACCTCTATATTTTTTGGGATTTCGTGGTGTGTATCGTCCTTTGTATGACATAGTGTATAAATATATGTAGTAAACTTATTTAGGAAGTAAAAATGGCGGATGAAGTTAATAGAACATACAAAGCTTTTAAACCAACTGGAGGTGATGAGCAAGCACTAGACATTGGTGCGGCAAAAGCAAAGGAATCTGCACGAAACTCTTATCAGTCGAGCGGGTCTAGCGGGTCTATAGAAGACGCTGCGTTGGCCGATGCGTCACAGTCTGGAACTCGTAGAAAATTACCTAAAAGACTGTTACAGTTTCCACAAAATGTGCAGACTGGTAGGGCCGCGCCTGGCCACCATATTATTTTTGACAGAATAAAACTTTCGGCGGGTAAGGGGGAGGAAAACGATAAGAGCATAACGTTGAAGAATAAAACGAAAACCACTAGTGCACAAATCACTCTTTATATGCCAGCCTCTGTCAATGTTGGATATAAGTCTCAGTATAGTGACACTGCGGTTGGCATCGGTGCAGAATTAGGTGGAAATCTTGCTGATTCTATTAAAAACATTGAAAAATCAAAAGAAGGTCTGCTCAGCGCTGCGATGACAGAGGGTAAAAGAATTATGCCGGAATTGAAGCAGGCCTCTGATAATGCCGCCTCAGTTGTGGCGCTTGACGCTTTAACTTCGGTGGCTGGTATTCTTCCAGGCATGGGTGGTCTTGCAGGAGTTGCTCAGTTGAAAGCCAATAAGGTGGTGACTGATAAAATGGAGTTCTTCTTTCAAGGTGTAAGCAGAAGATCATTTCAATATGAGTTTACTTTTATACCAACTAGTGAAGGCGAAAGCAGAGTAGTTAATGAGATCATTAAAGAATTCAAATCGGCAATGTTACCTGAGTACACATCAGGACTTTTCACTGATGCGATAAGTGATAGAACACTGACTGTGCCAGATTTGTTTGATATTAAATACATGCATCTAGATGAAAACTATCAAGCTAAAAGAAATAATTACTTAAATAGAATAACAACCTGTTATCTTACAGACATGTCAGTGAAGTATGGTTCTGATAGGTATACTGCGTATAGACCAGACGAAATTGGTGCACCACCACAAAATACAAGTGTGTCTCTCTCTTTTACTGAAGTTGAAATTGTAACAAGAGAACGTGCACGTTTAGGGTTTTAAAAATGTATTTCACATCATTCCCAAAAGTACAATACACTAATGTCCTTGGTGGCCAAAAACAAACTGTTACGGATATTCTTAAAAGAATAGCCGCCAGACAAGCAGTCAAAAACAACGCAACCTTCTTCACAAAATATAGAGTGAGAGGAAACGAGTCACCAGAGAATCTTGCGTTTGAACTCTATGACGATGCAGAGCTGCACTGGGTTATTCTACTGACCAATGATATTTATGACAGATATCACCAATGGCCCATGAATAACAATCAGTTTCTTGCATTTGTAAATGACAAGTATGCGAACACTAACGCTGTGCATCACTATGAAATAACTCAATCCTCTGGGGATACCACAATCAAGATTGATATTGGTCAGGACAATACGGATCATCCGGCCGCAACGTCTGTGACTAATTATGAATATGAAGAGAATAGACAAGATGAGTTGAGGCAGATAAAACTCTTGAGAGAAAGTTTTGTTGGTCAATTTGTCTCCGAGTACATCTCTCTACACAAAACTGGATTGCGTAATACATGACTAATGTTGTTAAACCTAATGAAATAAAAAGAGCTGGTGATTTCACTGTAGATGATTGCAGACTTATACTCTCAAGTGGTATAGAATTGGACATCTCTGGTGTTTTACTTGAGGTGCAACTATATGAAAGTATCGATACTTCTGCCGTAACAGGAACAGTCTCTTTTGCCAATACAGATGGGCTATCCAACAGTGGTCCTATTATTGGTCAAGAGTATCTGAAACTCAAAATCAGAACACCAACATTTACGAATGAAGAAAACATAATTGATTTTTCAGAAAACGTTCTTCACGTAACAAATGTAACCGTATCTCAAATAGGCAACAAAGGCGAGCTCATATTGATGAATGTCATAACTTCTGAAGCTGTCAGAAATCAAGGTGCTGTAGTATCTAGAAGTGTAGAAGGGACATATGATGAATTCGTTAGGGCGTTGTTAAAAAATGACTTGAAGTGCACAAAAAATTTGGATATAGAGAGAACGGAAGGCCTGAGAAAATACGTTCTTCCTAACACTAATCCATTTGACCTTATTAAGATTTTTAGAAGAAAGGCTGTGTCTGCTGCCACCAACAGTCCTACATACGTGTTTTTTGAAAACTTTAGAGGATATCACTTTAAGACATTGGAAAAAATGTATGGGCAAGAGCCAGTGATGACTTACTTTGAGTCTAGTTTCGGTGTTGATACCGGAGACAAGGCCCAGGAAAATCCTAGAAAAAG